TGTTCACCATGCCCGAACGGGAGGTTGTCCCTTCTGGCAGCTGAGGTTGAGCAGGTTGAGCAGGCTGGGGGTCAGGCTGGAAGGTAGTCATGTTGCCTACCAAATCTGCAGTTTTGCTATCAGGAAAAAATCCTTCACCCTCACCACCTATTGCTCCGCCACCAGTACCAAGGTCAAACTCGTTGCTAGCTAACTCAGCATCAGCTACTTCCTGAGTAGTCTCGGCAACTTCTTTAACTTTTTCTGTCTTTTGCTGGGCAAATGCGAAGGTGTTTAGAGTTCCTCCATCAGACAAGTTAAGATCGCCAAGCCCCCGACTGTTCATCTGGGATTCTGCCTGCTTGTAGAACTCTTTGACAGCCTTCTTAGCCTCGAAGGAGTTGTCGCCAGCAGAGGCAGCAATCTGTCGAGCCATAGCGTCAAGCATGGCAGCGCGAGTGTCACCTTCAAGTCCTTCGGCAAAGTTTATGTTTTCAAACGCTGCATCCCAGAACTCAGGGTCTTCAAATGGAGTTGAGCCGAACGTCCCGCCATCGTAAAGATTAATTTCACCAGACCTAATGGCTGCTAACTTGCCACTAAAACTACGTGATGCAACCAGAGCATCCTCAGCCGACTTAGCAGCAGCGGCTTTAGCAGCAGCCGCCTCAGCAGCGGCTTTAGCAGCAGCGGCAGCCGCATTAGCCCTCGCTCCTTTGCTTGAAAATTCGTCTTGGGTCTGATTTCCTAGTACGGTATTGAGGTCTTCTCCACTAAACGCAGACGAACTCTCGTTTAGCGAAAGGTCGCTGCCATCGTCAAATGCTGAAGCGGTTTGCCCTGTACGAATCCTGTGAAAGTCAGCCGGTGTCATTCGCTTGTAACTAGCTGGTTGAGGATTGTAGAAAGGGTCGCCAACAGTATTCGGCTGGAAGGGCAATGCGTCTTTTATTTGCTGCGGAGTCGGGTTTTTGGCAGGACTTACATTAGGGGCAAAGTTTGTACCACTTGAAATTTCCGTACCACCATGCAATACCCGTCCTGAAGCATCCCGCCTAAGCGTAGTATATTGTCCCGTTGATTTTGGCGAACCATCTGCATAATACTGAAGTTCCCCCACTGGTTGTTTTGTATAGTGATTTACACCCTGAGCAGTGTTGTAAGCAGTTCTTCTATGTGGGTCGAATGCAATATCGTTGATATTGGTAGGGGCAGTTCCAGAGTTGAGCGTACTTCCGGGGACACCTGTCAGGGTCTGGTACGCAGGTCCATCTGAGAATTTGTTCAGGTCTTGCAGTGAACCCATGCCGGGGTTTGGAGCTTCTTCATTCTGCTGAATAGGCTTACCCATAAGCACAGCCGGGACTCCCCTTTGAGCAAGCAACATTTTTGCCGCATTGGGGCTATCCGCAGTCACAGTAACGTTAATCGACTGAAGACCGTTACCACCTACTCGTGCAGAATAAGTCTTTGGAACTTGTATTACATAATTGGGCATTTAAGCGTTCCCTAATGGATTGAAAGTCTGAGGCTTATTTACAGCCTTCTTGCCTGCTGGTGGTTCTAATACTGGTGCGCTTAGTTGCTTTGGAACCGTGTCCAAGAACCGCTTCACTATTTCATCATATTGCCCGAATGCGCCCTCTATCAGGACGTTTTCTTTCTTAGCCATTATCTACCTGCCGGGAGATTTGAGGTTGGAACACGCCTGCCACCAGTACGAGCGGGACTACTTATCTGCCTGCCCACAAGGTCAGCTTCGTCTAGCGACCCCGGCATTACCGGGCGAGTAGTTGTTGGCTGACCTGTGCCGGGAGTCTGAGGAGTGTTACCTGCTGAGTTCCCCGGTTGGAAATTACCTGCGTTTGGTAGCTGTGTTGCGCCTTGAGTGTCGAGTACGGACTGCGCTATTTCGTCTGCTTCTCCACCTGTGGCTCCTGAAGCCTCTATGATGCCTTGAAGAAGTGGAATGCGTTGCGCTGCAATGCCTTCGAGAATCCCTGCAATCTGTTCCGACTTAAGGAACTTCTCAGCAAGGAGTTTAGATTGGACTTCGAGGGCGTTAGAAACCCCGCCTTCGCGTAGGGCAGTGTCATGGTCAACGAAACCTTCTCGCCATCTAGTTGACCAGAGATTGAGAATTCGCTCTCTTTCTTCGGGAGCGGTGGGGTTGAGTTGGACGAAGTTGACATGGTGTCCACGGATGTCTTTGGGTGCGATGCTGGCATCTACTGTTCCTGCTTCCGTTTGACCCCATACTGTAACTCTGTCTTGAATGACATTTTCTACGATACTCAGAATGATTTCATTCCTGTGTTGCAAGCCACGGTTGGCTGCTGACACGAACGCTGCGAAATTGAGACGACCAATACCGGACAGTACAGCAGTCTCGTAACCCGAAGATGCGCCCGAAGGACGCTGACCACGAGTTACCGACGGGGCGGTATTCGCCTCAATCGCCTCATCGAACATATTCTTCGCCAAGATAATTGTCTGTGGCGGTTCAGGAACTCGTGGGATTTCTATCTCCACGTTCTGAGGAACCACGTTCATGGCTCCCGGTGAGGTATCGTACTCGTTCATCGCTTCATCAGCCATTCCCGGTGGACCTTTGAAGTTAGTCACAGGGTGAGTACCAGTAACTACGATGTCGAGATACTGCGAAGCAAGTTGTGATTCAGCACGAATCATCTCGAAGTTACCATCCAGAAGTCCCCAGTACAGGTCTTCAGGTTTGTTGCCGACGGTGTCGATACCTGTCTGCGCCCAGTACATAGTCCATGGTCGAATCTTGTAACCATGAGGACGAGGCTTCATAACCCAGCTATTGTTTGCCCTGTAGGCAACTTGCGAGTGAGTCCAGACTTCAACGAAGTTAGAGCGACCAGCTTTAGACCCTTCCCATCCGGGGAAGTGAGCGTGTATCCACTCGTTATCAATCTCAAAGAAATGGATAACCCAGCGCGGGTCGCTTCCATTGTTAGTGTCCCAGATGACCTGTTGAGGATTTACTGCTTTAGTAGTAATCGGGAACTCGATTGACCGCTTATCCATAGCGGCTTCTAAGTCTTTTTTATATTGGCTGAGATCGCCATCATCTTCAGGTGGTTCAGGGAAGTCAGCCCATTTTGAGCCAATGAACTCAGTCTTCTCCCACGCTACGCCATAAGAGCCTTGGTGGAAGTTCACTACCCGTCGAGTTGGAGTTTCCTGTTCTAGTCGGCTGTTGGAGCCACGAAGGAACTTCTCTATCTTCTCTGCCCTTGCCTGACCCCTTGTTCCGGGTGGAGGGACTGTTATATCTACAAATGGGGGAGTGATGTGGTCTACAAGAGTTTTGATAACTGAGTGTGCAGTTCCGAGTCTTATCTTCGACCCGTTCTCAGTAACAGGGAAGTCGAACTCTCCCTTGACAAACTCGTCAACCATTCGGCATTTAGACCAGAATTTCCCAAACCTCTGGCGACCCTTTGCAAACTGATTGTCTATCCACATTTCAGTGATGTTGGGTTCGTCTTGAGGGTTAGCTCGTTCTAGCCGAATAGTGTCATCGACGTTTGTGCCACGAGCTAAAGGGATTACAGGGGTGACCATTATCGAATTATTCCTGCTTCTAAGACTTCATCTATTCCATCAAGATAGCCTGCGTGTCTTGCTTCACGAGTCAGCCCAATCAAGCCATGCTTCTTGCGACGTTTTGATATGAAATTGGGACGTAAAGGCTCTATGCCAGTCGATTCCCGTTTCTTGCGTGTTGTCACAGAATACTCTACAGGGTCGCAACCATACAAGGCTAGCACCTCTGCGTCCGCCCAGTCATCATGCGAGCCAGATGATGTCCCAAACACATGCCCACGGTTTGCAGTTTCTTTGTGAGTGGTGTCCATGAGTTGAGAACTTAGCTTGTTCCACTCTGCTGGGAAACTAACTTGTTCGTGTTCGAGGGCAATTCGATAAGGCAGGTACAAGTCGTGGTACTTCGATACTGGCGAGAAGTTAAAGGCAATGACTGGAATTCCTTCAGCCAGCATTTCTGTGTACATGATGTCACGAGCGAATTGACCTCCCAATCCAGTTGAGTCCATGACGATTTGTTTGAGGTTCCAACGTCTTGCTTCACTGCGGATAGTCTCCATTTGAATTGTCCAGTCGGTTTTCAGAAGTTCTGTGACTGATACTGATTCGCGTGTTTTTCGGTTCTTGACTATGAGTACCGTGGCATCATTGCTTCTTCCAAGGTCTAGCCCTGCAACGTACTCAGCCCCGCTACCAGCAGGTCGCATGAGTTCTTTTCCTCTTGAGGCTTTATCTACCTTGCGGAAGAACGCTCCAGCACCTTCAGGCTGGATAGCCATGTAGAGACGATTCCAATCGTCTTCCATCATGGTTTCTTTGTCTTCCCTGATCTCTTCCTTCTGATCTTCAGTCAGGAGCGGATTGTCAAAAGCTGTCCAACTAAACGACTCGCGCCTTCTCGAAGGCGACTCTTTTGCACGTTTGAAATTTCTAGCGAACCAATGAGATGGAGATACTGGCGGTATGCCTTCAACAAGTGCGCGACCTGCTCGTCCGGGGCTTGAGAGAGTAGGTCTAAGTTTGTTCCAGCCAATTTCTGCTATCTCCTGCGCTTCAGTGATGTGGAGGAAGTCGAGACCCACTGACTGGAGAGATTCTGGATTATCTGCGGACTTAAGTTCCCAGAATACAATCGGTCGTGGTCGAGGCTTCCCGTCACGACCTTTGAGCCATCGTCCATTTTTATCCTTGAACGTAAGCCACACATGCAGAGCGTCCTCTTTGAAACCACTGCCACGACCCCCACCCAGTTTATTGTCTCTGTATGGATTTGTTTTTGAGACGAGGTGTTCGGGAATGAATGCCTGCATCTCGTTCCAAACCTGATACATCTGCGCCTTAGTAGGGGCAACTGTCCAAACGTGAATAGCAGGAACCAGCCTAGCTTCTTCAGCGGTTTGTTTGTTTGGGTCGTTAGGAAACTCGACATATTTGTGGGAAAGGGACTCGATTACCGCAAGGTCTTCTTCGAGTGCTGAACGGGTCTTCCCACCACGCCGCCCAGTTTGGTTCCACTTGACTTTAGCTTTGGACTTGTGGAGTTTTAGCTGATGTTCGTGTGGTGTGTAAGGCATGACTAGAGCATAGCACTTGACCTGCGGTTACTGCGTAGAAGCATTTAGGTTCACTGCATTGAGTGAAGATGGACTTCCCGACCATGAAGGTGTCTTGTGACTGTTTAGTCATCTAGCTTTACTGCTTTTTTCTTTCTAGTTCGTGGTGCTTTGAAGCCCTCGAACAGCACCCTTGCTCTAGGTGGAAGTCCTGCGATGAATTCTTCTCGCTCGTCTCCCTTGAGTTTAGAGCCACCTTGAAAGTCGAATCGCTTAGCTGATCGTTTGAGTTCTGTCATTTTATGCGTCCTCGAAAGTGTTAAGCCCTGAGCCATCAGTGGGTTTTTCTG